GACTTCAGTACTTCTGTCTGTGCCTTAGCTAGTTCACTCTTAGCCCCTTCAGTCGCTGCGAATGCATCTACCCTAGTTTTGTACACATCAGCCAATGCATTGATCCTAGAACTCTCTGCCTGAATAGCCGCAAGATACCCTGATGTCTTTTGTTTGTATACCTCAAGCGGGAATTCCTGCTTTTGCTTGAAATCCAGCTCGCTAGCACCAAGCGTAGCTTTAACCAAAGAATCAAAAGCTTCTGCCCTACTCTTAAATGCTTGTGTCTTGGCCGTATACATATCAATCTTGGTAGCCTCTGCACGCACTCTCGTAGCATATCCCTCAAATTCAGCAGATTTTGCTTTCACTAGAGATTCATACCCAGCAATCTGAGATCGGAACATTTCTACCTTAACACCATCAGCTTCTATAACAGCCTTGGCAGCATCTACCTGCGCTCTATAAATATCTGCCACAGTTTTAATTGCGTCGAGCTGAGCTACGTATGTTCGCACTTGACTCTCGTTAAGTTGCGCCACAAGTTTCTGGCCCTCGATCTCACTCTTGTATATTTCCAATCTCGCCAGTTCTGCCTGAAGCTGTGTTTTGAATATCTCTGCCTTCGCCTGAAATGCCTGCACATCAGCCTGGAACAACGAAACCTTCGCGTTAAACAGCTCTATATACGATTGGAATGTAAATTTAGCTGCGTCCAGCGATCTAGCTTGCGCCAAATTAAATGAGTCAATTAGCTTACCTTCAAGCTGTATCGCCGCCGTAAGTGTAAATCTAAAATTCTCAACCTGCATCTCAGCCTGCTTAATCATTATGTCTCGCGACAGGCTCGACTCTTTCTGTAGCTGTTCCTGAAGAGCCTCTTGCACGATCCTCACTAGAGTACCAGAGGGCAATTGGAAGCCTCTTGCAGCAAAACTACTCATAGCAGCCTCTATCGACCCTTGAGTCAATCTAGCTTCTCTATCTCTAGCCCGATTCCATATCGCCTCCTCAGCTTCTGGAGACAATGCTTGTACCTCTCCGCTTATCACATCTAACAATTTTGCTCTTGATTGATCTAGCAAAGTAGACGAATACGTCACATCATTCCAAGCAAACTCAACCGACGGTGCCAGAGGTAACTCTCCGACCGTTTCAGAAAAGAATGGAATATCTATCGAAGGTGGAACAGGCAAGTTCAGCCCTGCCAGTGTAGGCACAGACGGAAGCGTATAACTTGGAGAGTCTGGAAGTATTAAATTACTTAAAGATGGCTCTGCAGGCAGGTTAGCATTCAATGCTGCTGGGGCTGCAATATTCGATATGACTGGAGCCACCTCATTAAACTCCGGCACTTGCGGCAACGAAATACTGCTAACACTCCCAAGAGAAGGAACCTCTGGAGCTGCTGGAAATGACGCTAACAAATCTGTAGGTTCTTGTGGTGCATCCCCCAAAACAGGCAGGTTTGCCTCTGGTATTGGAATTATCGGAGCTGTTATAACAGGTATCTGAACACTGAAATTACCTAATTGCTCCAATACCTTCAAAGCTCTATCTTGAGCCTCCTCCGCAAATGCACCAGCATCATCTAACGCTTCCGCTACAAGAGCACTCTTATTATCTCCTGCAGCAATGAAATCCGTGTAAAGCGTAGTACCTGCTCCGAACGTACCTGTACCCATTTAACACTCCTATTTATCTTCCCACTGCCCAAAATTTCTCTAGCAGATCATAATACCCTGAAGTCTCTGGGCCTCCAAGTGTCGGAAAAGCCCCAGCCTCAAGAAATGGAAATGCTCCTGATTCTGTCTCACCATCTTGACCTATATTTAAAGGCTCTGGAGAAAATGGATTATCCACAACCACACTCACTCTCGTAGCCCTGTAATAAAATGGTGGCCCCTCAGTAACCGTACTGGTTGTCGTTACAAAACTCAGAAAGAAATAATCCGTAAGTTCATTGTCATAGTCTGGATCAAAATCATCAGACAGATCGATAATTCCATACACACACGGAATCCCTTTACTCCCAATCTTTATACCAGCCCCAATTACACTCCCAGGAAGATTCGCTACTGTTGCCGATATTGTTCTGTTAGAAGTCACAGATGTGAATGTAACCATCGTGCCACTAGCAGCACCTGGGATATCCACCAATAAATCTCCTTCATTCGCAGACCCCAAATTCAAAAACACTTGAGTACCTAGCGATTCACCACACCTCTCTGGATGCACTGCCGCACACTCTGCCGTACACAATCGAGCCGAACTTACCGCGACATTCTGGCCTGCAGTACTTAATGGGAGTTTAGCCCATTGCCGCTTAACCGTAGTCCCTACAGCATCTGTACATCTATCATTAAGTGGAGGAAACCCCTCGAATGGCCCCGTAAACTTATAGAATTTTCTAGGATCGCTGTAGTCCGTCGTGGCTCGCTCTTCAAAACATCCGTCGACCAAGAATGGTTTCCCATCATTATTTTCTGGTTCTACAATATTTATAAAACTGAAATTTTTCTTCTTTATAGGCTCATGATCTAAATATGCAGAGAAACCACCTTCCCACCAATTAGGCCCATGCGGATTCGCACCAAAAGCAAAAGGACTGCTAGTGTTGCCAAAGGGAGCCACATCATTCTCCCAATACCAATCCTCCTTCCCCCCACCATCCTCAGATACCCAGAAGAACCCCCTCGGCATGATAAGTCTCGTAGACGCCGAGAATTCTGATATGGTGAACCTTTTACTAACGTACAGATGTCCAAGAGCCATTACCAATTCAAACTCTGCAGGAGTTGTTACCAAACAATCCCCTCCCACGATGCATACTTTTACATCGTAGTTACCTTGTGGCGGTCTTGATACGTGAGTTATCCGCACATCCCAGAAAATGTCCTCCTCCTGCACGCCTTCTTTTACTACCCATGTATCGGATTTAAATATCCCTATAGGAAACTGCTTCTCATCCTCATAGTGAGGTCTGCTAACGAAACCTCCTGTTGCAAATTGCTCATCATCCGAAAGATCTATACCTAATAGAGTATTCCTATTAGACACAATAAGTCGTTCGTCACTGCCATCTCTCTTTCGTTCAGGCACCCACAAACACAAATGAGGCACTACATGCCTCCTAGAATAGTGCGCGTCAGACTCTACTGTAGAATACCCATTCCTGGGCTTAACTGGCAGACCTCCAGATATGTACCTAATTCCAACAAAGAAATCGTCCCCTATGGTAGGGTTAAATTCAGGCTCTTCCTCCTTCTCTTCCTTCTCTATAACCCTTGAAGGCGCTGCAATTATGGCCGTGTCTACACCATCGTTTGTAGATACTGATATTCTCGTACCATCCGGTAGATCGATGCTCTCATGGAAGAATCCACCAGGATCTCCAGCAGCTACCCTATCGTACACACCGTACTTTGATTTAACGGATGCCAGAAATTTCCTAGCATCGTACATATGCTGTTTAGCTTCTTCTCGATTATTTAAAAACGTGAAGTTGACTGGCCCTGTCTCTATTGAATTGTCGATTACTAGAGACTTGGAAGTCATCGAATTCTCCGTGGAAGCGGCTCTACTTCCATTGCGAGCTGATCTACCCTAAACCTCCCTTCCAATCCCCACTGCCAATTCCTCGAGTAAACACCTCTACCAGTAAGGTATCGAAGTACTTTCACCCGCTCATTTTCTTGTGTTACCTGATACTTTCTTTCCTCTCCGTCCTCAGTCGTCAAGGATAGAATCAATCCGCTATCCATTGTTCCGTGAATATAAAACTGAGATATTCTCTTATATTCCGTTGAATCCAGATCAGTAATACCACTCTTAACCTTAGAAACTATCTTCGTACTATTGTCAGTATCCCCAGCAATAGCAAAAATACCTTCCTCAGAAGCCACTAAATGCATTCCGTTGAACTCGCATACACTGTTGTACCCAAAATTTGTGTACTCACTCGCTGCGTTTATTCTTGTGTTTAGCGTAATAGTTCTAAAGACTGGAGCGAGTATTTCAGTCTCGCCGAAACCATCTACCTGTAGCGGGTAGATTTCTACATACGCCGAGCCTATTACCTTGGCAGCTCCAGCACTCTCAATCTCTAAAAGAGGTAGCTCTATCGAGCCGGTTCCTACTCTACCTACCAGTCCGTTACCTGATACGATCAATCTTCTCAGACCGACAGAGCCAACTCCTTCAGATTCTCTTAAGCCCTGTCCAGATACAAAGACAGATCCAAGATTGATCGTACCTCTCCCAAGAATCTCGGTTTTTCCAGATCCCTCAACTCCGAAAGGTTGGATCTCGATCTCTAACGTTCCGACATGCCCTACAGACCCTTGAGCCGTTACGTCTACAGGAGCTAACTCACTTAAATTATCGTGCGAATTTGCCCATACATCGAGACCCCCAAGACTAATAGACCCCCTTCCAACTCTTCCTGCTATTCCCGACCCTACAGGTTGAATCGTAGTACTAAGAGCTATGCCCCCTAATGCAGACTCCCCTACCTCTCCCGCAATACCCTGACCTAATACAACAAGAGCGCCCAGCGTAGCAGCAACACCTTGACCTCCACCAGTTACCTGAAGATCAAGAATCGTTACAGCTCCAACACCTACCGATGACGAAACCCCTTCACCTGACACCTGCAAAGCATAGAAGAACCCGTCAGTATCAGTAGCACCTACGAGTTCTGTTAACCCTCCTCCAAGCGCTGTTATGCTGGAGAATATCTCGAAAGAAGCGTCACCTGCCATAATTAGCTAGCTGGAACTGTAATATCAAAAGAAGTGATTGTTTGTGTGCCCGAAACAGTGAACGACGTGCTACTAAAATTGAGTTGCTGTCCACTTGTACTCACTGCACCATCCAGACGGATCTGTGTACCTGCAGAATCCAAAGCTTCTGTATCCGCTATCGGGCCAACAAATCTAAACCATCCAGCCGTACCAGTTGCTGACGCAACTCCAGACCATGTTTGACTTGCCAGTTTGGAAAGAATGCCACTAGCCGATTGCTGAAATTTAAGCCCATTAGCAGAACTTACACCACCAGACATATTGACATCTGTTTTAGTAATTGTTGTAGTCGTAGATGCAACTACAAGACCATTTGCCTCAGCCCCTGTGCCTCGACGTGCCGTAATTGTTATCACTGCACCTGAAGACGATGCTATGTAATCAGGATTACTCTGAGTCGCATTAATCGCTGTAACAACATCCGCCGCCGTCTGAGTCAAAGATGTATTGAAACTAACTGCTGAATCCAACAAAGCTATACCATCAACAGTCAATGAGTTTACCGACCCCGAAGCACCTCCAGTCAACGTCACCGTACCTGTGGCAGCTACTTCATTTGTATGTGCCCCAGATGCATCTGTAAATATGCACAACAACGTACCTGTTGGAGCCGCATCTGCTGTAGTTGGCTGAGACCCTGAATACACATAAATCTTGCCACCATGCAAAGCGTCTTTCACACTACCTGATTCTGCTAGAAAGTTTCTAAGCCCTGTACTAATTCTTGCTGTCATAATCGCTCCTTAATTGATTTGCTGCACTACCAAATACTGATGCTTAACATTAGTATCTATGAAAGCAGCCGCAGCCTGACTACCTCCAGAAAACCTATATCTGTCATGTGTAAAGTTAAATAAGTCCCCATCAGGGAGTCCTGCCATTATGCTATCCTCTGTAGTGAATAAGACAACATTCAACCCAGATAACTCTTTCTTTCCTGTAACCTTCATTCCATCTGCGTATACTGCAGATCCTTTAACTACCGGAGACTCCCTAACTAAAGTAGATGTAAAATCTTTAAGATCTTTACCTCCGAGAAAAGTTATCCCCTTCTGCGTACCTACAAAAATACCATTTTCCACAGCCCGTAACATCGTTATCTGAGTCCCGTCCACAGATATAAAATCTAACATGTCTACAAGCTCGTACCCAAATGGCAGTGTTGCAAATATATTCGCACCGACAGCCATGTAGATCCGCCCGTTGAAATACGTTATATCACTACATGCTGGAGGTCTCTCAAGATACTTCGTTCTCAATGCATTACTCTTTAAAAGACTCGATCTCAGCTCGATATAGCCTACGCCAGACGCTACGCTACCTATCCTAAATAACTGTTCTCCATTAGCATCAGAAGCATACAGGATCACTCTCCCCACATCTGAAGGGATTGCATCTATATCCCAGGTTACTCGAAAACCTCCACCTACTTCTGCAGTCATCAAGACAGGCATAGCCACACCACTCTCCTGCCCATCCTCCCGCTCATAAGAGATTGCTATCAAATATCTCCCCGCAAACAATTCTCCAGGGACTCTAGTTATGGACTGTATCTGCGGTATGGCTAACCCCCAACTCCGATTGACGCCATTCTCAATCACGCCTGTAGCCGCAACACCATCAGACCAGTAAATAACGTTATTTAATGACAAGTAGCACAGACTATCACTCTGTACCGTCGCTAAACTAGTGAGTGTGAAATCAGTAGAAAGATTCTTTAAAACCTTATCTTGGACAACCAATGCCGTAGTACCGTCAGACCAAAGAGAATGAAATTCCCCAGATACTTTAAGCTCTACACCATCTCTACTTACAAGGCAGCCACTATCATCAAAATCGACATTCTCTGCTACTGTAAAATCTGCAGGAGGTATCTCCCGTTGAAATCCTGGATTATCAAATTTAAACCCGTCATTAAGTCTCTCTGGGTAGACAGTGTTTCTAATCCCCGCGAACTCACTAATCGAGAATTCCATTCTTATCTCCAGGAAAACCCAGCGCCACCATACCCAATCCGCATAGGCACATGCATCTGTCTATGCAGTTTCTTTTTAGCATCTGCTACTGCAGCTTCGAAATTTAATCGGTGCTTCTCTGCAGGTATTGGAGCACCTTTATCTGCATCGAGACCTTCCAAAGCCCTGAAAGCCGCCCAAGAAAGTACATCTAACTGATAGTCGAGAGGAAACTCACAAGCACTAGACTCCATCTTATCAACTCCATAAGACCTCATAGGCAACCTGCAAACCCTCAAATACACCTTATTTCCATCTTCAGTTGCTGAGGGTGTAGGGTAAACCTTAAGATTCACGGATGCTCCAAAATTCTTCCCTACAGAACCTTCATCAGTAGAAAACGCCATTGGTGCTCCAGTATCTTGAGTCTGATTTGATACAGTGTACAAATCAAATGTATCTTCTCCTGTACTCCGATTGTAAAGCTCGAAATGGCCAGTACGAGTAAGGTCAGTAATGCATGTATCGTACCTTGCGCTAACCACTTCAAATACCGCGCAGTTAAGCTCATACACAGACACGCCCGTCTTAAGTATTACCTGCGTGAGCAGTGGCGATACACTATCTTGCAGAATATGTGTTTCTCTTGCGAATTTATACTCCGCCTCTCGGATGTACCGGAGCAGTTGATCGTCAGAGTACAAAAAGTCCTTCTTATACCCAGCAATAATATTGCTAGTATCTCTCAGCAACCTATACCTTAACTCATCTAACTGCTCTTTCAGGTTCATATTAAACCGCCTGTCCTAGCACTCTGTAAGGAAACCGTAATTTATCTTTATACCCAATTACTGTGTTAGACCCATCAGTAATCGGAATAGATTTAATGGCATCGTTAAGCACATTCAACAGCTTAGCTGGTACTGACGCTTCCTTGCCAGGCTGCAGAATATAACTTACCCCGTTATGCCCAATAAACTGACCTGTCGGAGGTATCTCATCGTTCTCTTCCAGTATGATTCGAACACGTTTTTCTGTGCTCTTAACATTTGCAGCCTTTTTACGCTGGATAGGCTCGTCAATAATCTTATTTGTCTCGACTAAATCTGCCACATCTTGATCTTCCCATTCATCACCTACTTGCTCAGTCATCCTTTTCCTCCATAGAAAATTCCTCGAAAGCTTTATCAAACTCAGTACTCACCTCTTTCTCCGGTTTATACAGTTCGATCGCCTTTTCTACAAACTCAACCATATTCGATACTTCAGAATTCTTAAAGACGTATCGTTTGTACGGATCTCTGTATGTAACCACATCTCTATTCTTCGCCGGTTTATTGTTTTCAGCCTCTTGTTTCTGATCAAAAACCTCGACAACAAAACCGCCTGTCTCAGATTCTATACTTACGATACGTCTCATTTAATTACCCCTCAGCTTGCCAAACAAATGTTTTACTCGCCGCCATTGTAGTCGCGGTCAAGCTAAATGTATTTCCACTAACGGTAATACCATT